CAGGGGATGCCTGACATAGACCCAGCCGATAAGTTCGCAATCTCTGCAAATGCCATGCTTTCTGGTGTGCTGCCTGTGTACAATGACGCAGTCAGGAGCTACCAAGGCTACCAGATGAACCAGTGGTACAGCACCTCCGGTGAACCACTGCCGCTGCGTCCTACGATGAACACTCTGCTAGGCAGAGCACTCTTTGGTGCTCGCTCTAGGGAGGAGATGGGCTACTACCGCTTGCAGAACAAGATCTGGGAAGACCTAGACTCCTATAACAACATTGTACAGGAGAACAAGAAGTTTCTAGCTCGCATGGTAACAGCACTGAGTGATGGTACTATGACCAGAGAGGACGTACACCGGAACATCGGTGCAATGGTCAACTTCTGGGAGGAGTGGCCTGAGGGCGTACGCCTCCAGATGCTGAAGGACTCGATGGAGTTCAAGCAGAATGACAAGATAGACAAGAATGTCTACCAACAGCTGATTGATACCTTGAAGGACAGGAAGATCGACAGCTCTCAGATCGACGCTCTAGTGGACAGGTTCACTGATATCCCACCTGAGCAGCGTGAACAACTGCGAATGCTGATCCAAGAAGCACACGAGAGCCGTGTGAATGTAGATGCACAAGCGTTCGAGCAACTTAGGGAAGAACAGTAATGGCACAAACACGAGACTTAGGCGTAATCGACACACAGGCTACTGAACGTAGCCGAGATCCGGGCAGTGTAGACGTACTGGGCGGTCTCAAGGGTATTGGTGATGACGTAGCCGAGGTGATAACAGACGTATCAATCAAGAGTATGTCTGACGACTTCGATGATGCAGCTGATGAGGCACTGGCTAAGGCCACTGAGCCAGTAGAGGAGATCGTACTAGATGGGCCTGAGACCACAGGTGACGCAGAGGCTGATGCCCTGCTCACCAACATCAGGACCTTACAGTCTGGTATCGACCAAGCTACTGGTAGTACTCAGCAGAGGCTACAGCTGGAGCTACGCAAGAGGGCAGACGAGCTGGGACAGAAGTTCCCCGGTATGCGCTCAGCCATAGCCTCTGAACTCAAGCGTTTCGTATCTATGGACCCTGAAGTAGCAGCTCTACACGCCTTAGACGTGGCTAACACAGCCTCCTCTAAGGAAGCAGCAGCTGGTCTGGCTCAGATCAAGTCTCAAGCCTACGATTCCATCTCAGCAGGTGGTTTCGGTATGGTACCGGGCATCCACAGGTTCGGCAGTAAGGAGTTTGCACTGGAGTACGCCCACAAGACGGGGCTCGTAGAGCAACGCAACATCAATCAACTGACTTCACAGACAATGCAGTCTCAGTCAGACTTGAATGCAGAGGACAGTGCAGCCAACTTCCAGAGCTATGTGATAGGACAGTCAAACGTAGTGCAGGGGATGGTAGCCAGTGCTCGGGAGAGCACAGATGTCATAGCCGTAGCACTGCAAGACCCCACGGCACCGGGTGCAGCAGCTAGTATAGCTGCATGGAATGACGGTGGCCGTGACGTAACGATACAGGGACTCCAGAGTGCAGTGTTCGCTATCGAACAGCAGTTCTCCCTCATCCCTCTCAGCCAGAGCAACTCACCACGCTACCAAGGAGCCAAGGCACTCAAGGATCAACAGGTAGGAGCCCTGAATACCCTCATAGAGGGTGTGACACAGGACAATCCAACCATCATAGAAGCGTATGCGGCGTATGAAACCATGCAAACCATCGCTTTTGAGCAAAAGAACCCCCAGTTTGCGGCAGAAGCGCGAATCTTAAAGGATTTAGCGCCTATTATCGACCTTATTAGTGATGATTTCGGTGCTCAAGGCGAGATATTAAAGAATGATATCGCAGGGTACCTGAATCAGTCGCTCCCAGCCGTACTGGGACGCTCTTTGGGCTTCACTAGGAACGGGCAGCTCCCTGCTAACGCTTCACCGGAGCAGCTAGCCAACCACTACCGTGAGATCCGTACCCAGAACCCGTCTATCTACGGAAACGGCCAAGTAGACGCACGTGGAGTGCAGACAAACGCAGTAACTGACCTAGAACTCAAATTCAGGCCAGAGTATTTGCGTATGGCGGTCGAGGATGCGATCAGCCCTGACTTCGCAGCTACCCAAATGGGTGCCATAGGATCGCAGACAGAGCAACTGAGGCTGTCTGGTGAGGTGCCGGTAGATGCGGCCCAATCCGTTCTCGATAACTGGGCTCAACCCGGTATCATGGACATGGCTAACACCGCAAACAAGAGCACACAGAACCAAGCCAGTCTGTACGCAGCTACAGAGGCCAGCAACGTGGCCTTTGCCAACGATGCTGACCGCAGGGCCAACTACGAGACACTGAAGTATGGTGATATCGGTCATGGGCTGGTACTTTGGGATGTCGTCGAGCCTGATGGCAGCAATGCCAGCGATGGCGAGATAGTCTTCAGAGTAGACGAGGATAAGATCAAGTCCTTGATAGGTGGGTCAGCTGTACGAGGGGCACAAGCCCGAGTATCAGGCCAACGGAACAGGGACGTAGCGAATGCTACCAATAAGGCTCGTGCACAGGCAGCTGCGCTGTCTAAGCGAGCTACCACAGATCTGAAGTCTAGGGCTCACATCTTCTCTATCCTCAACGGGGAGGAGAAGGCTAACTATGTACGTACATGGGATCAATCGCAGTTTGATTCCCACTTCGGAGCACTTGTACAGTAATGGCTGGAACAAAAGCACTTAGCGTAATCAAGAGCACTCTGACTAAGCCCGCTGCCAAGGCAGTAGGCAGGAGTGCTGACGAAGTACTGAACCCGCACGTAGTGCCGGGTGACTTCGGTCCTATTGATGACTTGGCTACATACCAGAAGGCTCAGAATGAGCTGGACGCTGCCACTGACATACCGCACAACCCTCGGGAGGTGCAGGCAGAGGTTGCTCGGCAAGAAGCCGAGAACATAGAGCAGTTCAGGCAGTACGCTATCACGTCAGAGAACAAGGTGCCTCGATTCATGCAGCAAGCACGTAATCCTGAGGAGTATAAGGGTAGGATGGAGCAGTTCATGGACCCTGAGTTCTCTGAGGAAGCAGCTATGCACGGTGCAGGCAATAACGTGGGTGACACGTCTAGTGGCTTGAAGAACCGGGTGAAAGAGAAGCAGCTTGATTGGCTGTCAGGCTCGTGGGGCCTGACTGAGAGCCAGTTTAAGACAGGCAGGTACGGCTCAGCTCTAAGGAGCTGGTTCGGAGACGGTGCTTATACACGTAAAGCGTTCGGTGACACAGAGCAGATGGCTGATGAGCCTATGGTGTTCTACCATGTGGACTCTAGGACAGATCCTACTGCCAGAGCTACACCGATCCAGTTCGAAGCCAACGCACATGAGTTCGGTCTGCATGTAGGCAGTCAAAGAGCAGCATCTGACATCGGAGGTGGTGGTTTACCGACTGCTAGACAGACGATGGGTGAGGTGCAAGGCTTCTTCAAGAGATTCGAGGAAGATCTGCAAGCAGAGTTTGCTGATGTACCTGACTTCAACCTAGCAGGTGCCTTCAAGAAGGCTGTTGATGAGAGACAGAGGGCTATCTTCCTGAGGCCGGGTGAGTTACCCGTACCACGTGACTCTCAAGGCGCGTTCAATGACGTAGTCGACGAGATGTTCGAGGATATGATGGGTTTCCTCAGTTTCGATGGTAACGTAGGTGGTCGTGCGCGACAGGCGCTAGACCAACAGGACGTATTCAGGTTCAAGCAACGCATGAACGGTATCATGTCGAGCAACTATGACAGCTCAGGCTACCCCTTAGTGACGAATGTGCAGAATGGGCTGCATATCCCTGACTTAGGGAACTTCTCAGCAGAGAACATAGCTAAGCACCTCGAAGGAATGGACATCATCTCTGATGAGGTAGTCCAGACAGTCAAGCAAGCGGGCAAAGAGCAGGCTAACACCGCTCTAAGGGACGCATTGCGCGAGGTAGGGTATGATCACATCATATACCACAACGCGGCTGAAGATGCAGGCAACGTGTCCCTCATCCTGTTTGATGAGAGGACGATGCAGAACCTGTACAACCCGTCGCTGCCAAGAGCAGCGCAATCTGGTGTAAATGCAGCACAGGCTGTTGCGATGACACCACTACTGGGAATAGCTAATGGCCTCGTTCGGGAAGACTAGTCGCAAGCGACGAGATGAGGCTGACGAGGAGCTACAAGGAGTCCTCAATGAAGCGATTAAGCACGTGGATTTCTCTATTGTGTGGACACACAGGGGAATGGAAGATCAGAACAAAGCATACAACGATGGTAAGTCAGAGAAACGGTGGCCTACCTCTAAGCACAACTCGCTGCCAGCGATAGCGTTCGATATAGTCCCGTATCCGGGTGGATACGATGCAACATACTTCGAATTCTTTGAGATGGCAACGTATGTACTAGCGGCTGCTTCTTCGCAGGGTGTACCCATGCGATGGGGTGGTCATTGGAAAAACTATACTGGTCGAGGTGAGAATGACCGAGACTGGGCACACTTCGAGAAGATAACATGATAGAAGGACCTATAGTATGGAGCATTGTGACCGCAGTATTCACAGGAGGTGTAATACTGGGTGGTGTGAAGGTGTCGATCAACGGTACTAAGCAACGGCTCACCGACTTGGAGAGTAACGAGGCAGGGGCGCAAGAACAGCGCATCGCGGTAGGAGAACGACTGAGTTCCCTTGAAACTAAAATTGATATGATCTACGACAAGGTAAAATAATGGCTAAACTTTCACTCACCGATGTCTCAGCAGGCTATGTGCTGGTCGCAACGTACAATGCGAACAACGCACTGATCGAGGCTGCACTGGAGAATACTGTATCCAGAGATGGCACGACTCCTAATACGATGAGTGCTGCTTTGGACATGAACTCCCAGTTTATTACTAACCTACCTACCCCGACAGCTAGCTCACATGCTGCTACTAAGGGCTACGTAGATGGCATAGCCTTCCCTTCGGGAGGCAGTGGCGACTTCGACCCTGATGCAGTCATCACGTTCACCAACACGATCACGTTCAGTGGTGCAGTGGATTCTACAGGTGCAGCTACTTTTGAGAACCTGATTGTACAAGAACCCGGAGGTGGTGACACAGTCACCGTAACACTTGACGGTACTGATCTAAATATGGTAGCCGCAGGTATCACTGACTGGAACTTTGATGGTGGGACCAACTCACTGTTCAACTTCACCGTCAATACGAATCTCCGATTCTCTATTGGAGCAGCTGTTGGCGTTAAGATGGGCACGGTACTCCAAGTTTGGGACACGGCCAACGATGACAACGTCTACCTGTCACACAGTGACACGTACGCTACGCTAGGCACAGCTGGTACTGACACAGGTCAGGTACCACTGCGCATGGTTGTTGATTCTGTTCTCCTCAAGGAGATAGCAGCAGCAGTAGCTGACGTAGCAGGATACGGACAATTCTGGGTCAAGAGTGACGCACCGAATGTACCGTACTTCACCGATGATGCCGGTAACGATCAGAACCTAGATCCATCTGTGTCTCCCATCAATGGGATCACAGCTGACTACACGATGGTGTATGGGGATAAGGGTAAGACGATCAGATTCACTGGCAGCACAGCTGCACAGACAATCACTATCCCTGCAAATGCTTCGGTAGCGTACCCACTGGGTACGATGATCGGTATTGAGAATGATGGCACAGTGTCTGTTACACTGGCGATCACAACTGATACGCTGACGTGGTCGAAAGACAACACGACAGGTAGTAGGACGCTGGGAGCGGGTGCTTCAGCGGTCATTAAGAAGGTTTCATCTACGGGCTGGAAGATTGCTGGCTCAGCGTTGGTGACTTAATGAGCCTGCTAGGACTGTTCACTCTATTCGCAGGAGAACCAGCTGACAACATTGGTTTCTCTAGTGCGCAGTTCTCTGCGTTTGATTTCCAGACCCTTCCAACTGATTCCATGTCAGGGTTTGAGTTGGATACTGACGGTACCATTGACAAGCTGGACACTGATGGTCCGACGTTAAACGTCGGCACATGGGCAACAGGTACGTTCACTGCAACCGACTACGATGTCATGCTTGAGGATAATCTCGGGGGTGTAGCAGTAGGATCAGGCAGTCTAGCCTATGATACTTGGTACCAAATGTCTGGTACTAGGGCTTGGTGGTCAGCAGTGCCCGGCACAGGAGATAGGAGAGTGAAAGGAACGTGGAGAATACGACCCACAGGTGGTGGGGCAGACATTGACACAGCAGTGTTTCAAGCTACTGCATCAGTAGAACCATAACCGTAAGACAACAAAGGAGTAAGATCATGTTAGAATTTGGATTAGCAGTACTAGTGCTTGGTGTGGGCTTTGCCCTCTACAAGCGTGGCAAGAAGAACGATGGTAAGAACCAAGGCAGCGTACCACGTAGTGGTGGTGGCAGTGGTGGACCCGGCAGAGAGACTCAAGAGAAGTAACGTGAAGAAGAAATGGTATAAGAGTAGGACGGTGTGGCTCAATATAGCTACGTTCGTAGCTGGTGCTGGACCACTCGTTGCCAACTTCACCGGGCTTGTTAGCCCGTTGGCCTTCGCCATTCTATTGACATTTGTTGGTGCTGCCAACATCGCACTGCGACTGTTGACAGACCAAGGAGTTGAAATGTAATGATTGGTTTACAGGCTAAGCTGTATGCTATAGGAGCTGCCCTGCTTGCAGGGCTAGCTTTCTTTGTTAGGTTCCAAGCTGTAAAGAACCAAAGAGACAAAGCAGAACTACAGAGAGACGTGCTGAAAGCACGCTCTCATGTTGCTGTAGTTCAAAAGAAGATTGAAAGAGCAGCAAAGAAAGAACTGATCAAGAAGAAGAAAGAGATCAAAGAGAAGATCTCACAACCGAAGGAGGAGTTCGAAGGTATCGACTCCTTGAGTGATAGCAATGACTTCTAACACTTCTCAATCAATCTCTTTGTCGCCTCGATTATCTCAGGCCGGATACGAGACCCTTGAAGGTTTGCATCAAGATCGTCCATTATCACAAAGTCGGCTTTCCGTCCCTGTATGGGGACGTTCTTTGCGTTCAATGCTCGCTGTGCTGCTCGTATCTGTGATGCTGTTATGTTCTTGCTCCTCGATGCCAATAGAGGCTCCGATTTGTGTCCCTCTCCGCCCGGTCTTGGAGAACATCGAAGTGTCAGAACAATTGGCAATTCGTGAGGTGTCTCCTGATCTTCTACGCCGGGTAGCAGTGAATGATACCACTCTGAAAACTCACGTGCTGCTCTTAGAGGACACAATTCGTGCGCACGATGAACCGTTAGGAAGCTGCGACTAGCGTCGTTCGTATCACGATCCATCCACTCTGGATAATAGTCATCACTCATAGGAAGTCCCCATGATTAGTATTCCCAAGCAATTCCAATTAGGTGGTAGAACTTGGCGCGTTAAACGATGTGATATCATTGATGGTGATCCTAAAATATATGGTGATTGTGATAGCACTGACTGCGTCATTAGACTAAAGGAAGACTTTGACCTTGACGTTATGCAGCACACATTCTATCATGAACTGTGCCATGCTATCTGCTTCACACTGGGTTGGAGTAAACTGAACAAGGACGAAGACAAGATAGATGCACTTGCCAACGTCATGTTCCAGTTCTTGAAGACCAACACCTAGAGGGTATGTACCCAGCCTCTGGCTCTACACCTCCTAGTTACCATCTCTGCGGTGCGCAATTCAATAAAATCTTGTGCTTCGTAGAAACACCCCGGCTTCTCCATACATGCTGTGACAGCCACGTCTACATCAAAGGCTTTATTACACTGCCTGTCCTTGTAGTCAGCTTGCCACGCAAGTAAACCGAGGGCTAATACAATGCCCCCGATAATACCGAGTGTCAGTCCTGCTATTCGGTGCCAATCCATCACTTTCCCCTTGTTATGACCCGCTTTACGTGTCGGTAGATACGCATTGACGGGTTACTACGCTTACGAAACTTGACAACAGGGTTGCCGTAGGCATCGTGGTCAGTGAAAAGGCCACTCTCAGTGGCCTCTGCTTCATCCTTCTTAATGGATAATTGCTTCCGAAGGAACTTCGCTTTCTTCCCGTTCACTACCCTTCTCCTCTGGTTCGATGTTCAAGTCCTTGCGGGCTTCTACCTCTGTCCATACACCACTGGCATAGGCACCTATACGCTCATCACGTATAGCAGCCATTGCGAATGTGCCGTGTGTCTCCTTCAGGTAGATCAACAGATCACCTGCTGGTGTCAACGACCAGATGTACTCGATGTTGTTGCCCTTGATGTACTCCTTCTTGGTGCCATCAAGGAAGTGTACGATGAATGAATCACTAATAACTTCTCGGTTGCTCATGTATCTGCTCCTGCATTTCTCTTTCGGTTAGTTTCTCGGTGATAGCATAGCCACCCCAGCTCATGTAGAACTCATAGGTCAGAGTAGTTGAGTTGAAGATCGCCTCTATCGTTGTGTGTCTACCTTGTATCTGTGGGCCTGTGATGCTAGAGCGTCTTATGCCCTTGTTCAGTCCTGTCCAGCCCCTTATCATACCACGTAGGGTCTGGTACATGATGTCCCTTGGGTTTGAGGTGGTGAACTGTAGCCATAGCTTGTGCTTATAATTCTTGTACAAAGACCACTTCTCCGGGTTAGAGAAGGCGAACTGAGTACTACCTTTCAACTCAGCTAGTCTGTTGAGGCCAGCGGGTAGCTTGCATATCTTCAATGAAACCACTATCCCTCCTCCTTATGTGTAGACTGTATGTGCTCCAGCACTTCACTACTCGGCGCTTCTCCCAATAGAATCCACATGGGACACGGCCTGCTATGTCACGGTGCTGGTGTCTAGGTCCTTTGATGACCGTAATCTTGTTCACGTCGTGTCCTTTCCGCCCTTCCTGCGGTCATTGGCGAATGACTTAATCGGTTTGTCCACGTTCCCCACCTTTGTGGGGTTGTCCGAAAGTGAACCTCGCACTCGGGGCATCAGGGTCTTTGTCATGGTCCCTCTGCACTCGGGACAGGTCGCCGGATCGTCGTAGGCTTTGTACACTACCCACTCGTGGTTGCACTCTAGGCACCTCTGGTCGAACGTAGGCATTAAAAGCCCTCCTTATTAGGAATCCAAGTATGATTGACAGTGCAGCGAAGTACGCTGTCAACTGTAAGTTGACTGCTATGGGGATAGTGATACCCCACCACGGCAGTATGTATTGATAGGACAAGAAGCTGGTCAACAGTCCTCGCAGGAACTGCGTCCCTGTCTCTATCATAGACCACTTCTTAGTTTGCATTTAGCACCTTTAGCTTTAGTCTTGCGATTGTTCGCTCGGTTTGGAACTCAGCATAGTTACCATTTGTGATTTCCTTGCTACAAGCAGGTCCGAAATGCAGTCTGAATGACGTACATATCCCCATCACTGTCAGTACAGTCTCAAGTGAGTCCTCACAACGATAAAAGATCCCACTAAACAGGACATGATTGGTGTCCTCGTCTGATCTGAGTCTCTTACAGCGCAGCTGATTCATCTCGTATCTTTCCTTTGATGTGATCCACCATAGTGTGGTACTCTATGGGTGTGTAGGGCGTCGGTAAATGCTCAGCGCAAGTGTTAAAGTAAGTCGCTTTCTGGCCCAACTGGACCCCCCTAAAACTATTAAGATTCGATACCACCTCTTGAGGTCCTCCCCTGTGACAATGTCCGTGCACATTGGAACGCCCGTAGAGTTCGGTCGGATGGATAGGCGCATGAGTTAGCCAGAGCCCCTTCCAGCAGACGATACCATGAACTTCCTCGAATACACTAAGGTAAGCCTCAGTCGGGAGCGTGTCGTGGTTACCCCTGACGAGTATCTTCCGGCCCGGAAGCGTGTGTATGCTGTCGAGTCCTTCCTGCGTGAACGCTGCATCCCCCATAACCCACACAATGTCCCGTTTTCTAATTCGGTCAGTCCATGTATCCATGATGTACTGTCGGTGAACCGACTCACTAGGGAACTGTGTCCTAAAGCGTTCAATTCTTGAGTGTCCAAAATGGAGGTCGCCAATGAAGTAGACATGACTCATCTGTTCCTCTCTTTCAACGTCACCTTGTACTCGTTGACTCGTATTTTCTGCATAGCTTCACGTGTAGTGACCATACTCCCATACATGGGAGAGGCTAGTCGACGCCCAATTGAATAGAGGTACTTAGCATGTGCATTACGGTCCTTCGTGCCCTGTCGGAATACACGGTACTCTACCCTATGTGCCTCTAGTTCTTGATCGAACCGGAAGTCCTCATCAACGAGGTACTTCCTCCACCATGTAGCAGGATCACCGAACTGCTGCCGTATGTGTACAGCCTCATGCTCTTGCAGTGCTTCACTGATCGGCATACCGTTAGGTATGTACACATAGGGAGCATAGGCAAATATCTCGTTCCCTGTCAAGGGGAACACAGCCGCTATTGCCTCGTAGTTAGGAGGCTTCTCGTGCTTTACTCGTGGTCTCATTAGCCAAATTCCTTTTGGATGAAAGCCTCCGCTCGGTCATGGAATGCTTCCAGTAGTTCGTCAGTTGATAAGTTCAAGTCAGACACCAGTTGATCTGGGTCCAACGCTTTCAGGTTATTCCAATGGTATACCCAATCCGGTCCAGTTAAGCTCATGTCAATTCCTCCATGCTAATCACATTGCACCAAGGGATTATACATAGATTTCTCTTGTTGTCATTGTCTAAGCAACGGGAGGTACATAGAACAATGGTCTCATCGTTCTCCTCCACTACCCATCCTACATCTTCCATTACCATAGGACTGTAGTCATTGCCTTCGTGATAATGATTAAAACTGGACCATGCATCGCCCCATTTAACCGTGTACAGTTTCATTAGTTTGCCCTCGTGAGTACGTTCTCACTTGTCGTATGTTCTTGTTGTCTACTGCGTGACCACGTGCCACACCCTGTACAGTGCCACCTACGGTACACACATGCCTTGGTACGGTACGATCCCCTCGACTGTAGCTGTGTGCTACCACAGGTCCCACACGTGGGCCTGTCAGTGTCCATGTACAGTGCCACGTTAGGGTGGCTCTTGATCCAAGGACGTAGGAATTTGTACAGCTTAGGCAGTAGGACTGTGTCTCGCTTATTGTACCGAGTCATCATCCTCCATGCCGTTGGGTCCTCATCCATGCAGTCGTACCACAGCTCGATACCTACATGCTTGACCTTTGTACCGAGACCGAAGTAACGACAAACGTAATCGAGCTTGTTCGAAGCAAGTTTGAAGTTTTGTCGAACAACTGAGAGCAGATCAATTTGCGCATAGGGTGACGGGGGCGTAAGACCACGTACTGCAAACTCTCTATTGAGATGCTTGATGTCAAACGCTTTTCCATTGTAGTGGCAGACCGCATCTGCTTCATCCAATAGCCCGTGCATTTTCTCGATGAAGTCCTCGTCACCTGTCCGTCTGAAGATGACATCTCTATCTCCTTCCCACTTAGCAGCCCAACACAGTACCTCGGTCGGCTTCCTAAGTTGGTTGATTGGTATGTACTTGGGAAAGAGATTCCAGAACGTGCCCTCATGGGGCGTCGTCTCAATGTCCAAGTACAACAGTTTGATTGGTAGTTTAACTCTCGGCATCTTTGCCTCCGGCACTCACGCCTTTCCATGTTTGTATTGCATTGTTACTGATATCAATGACACCCAAGACATAATTCTTACAAGCGTCAAATAGCGTGGCAAATGGATACACTACCATGAATCCAATCCATACTAAGATGATCTGTATATAACTAATCAATTTCCGCATTGCTGTCCTCCACGTCCTGTAAGGCTTGCATACATGCCTCCTCGAACGCATCCAGTTCCTTTCTCATGTTACGCAAGGCGCGAAGATTGCCCTTGCTGTGTACGTAGTGTTCCTTTGCGTCCTCATTGAGGATGATGCTTGCACTCATACGTGCCTTCACTCGGTTGGGCTTGAGCAGTTCATCCTCACTGTACCACCCCTCCTCCTTCTCATTCTTCTTGATGACCTTAGGTGGAGTAAACTGCACCCTCCACATGACACCTGCCATGCACCCACTACTGGGTGTATTCAGGAACGTCGTGTTACGCTTCGTGTACTTCTTCTTCATGTCGTCTTGTTCCTCTCTTTGTAGGGTTTACACAGGTGGTACCTGCCATTGTGTGTCACTAGGATGGGACCACCTGAGGCAGTCCTGCCCCATTTCAATTCCAAGAAATTACAGTACTTACATCTTGAGTACGGTATCGTTGGGTCATCATGTGGGTTCGTCATACTTCAACCACTCAGGTAGTAAGATTCCAATTGAATAATCGTATCCGTTCTCCATACACCAGTCACTGTAGTGCGTCTTACTGTTCTTGTGTATCTTGTTGTCCCTCATGAACAGCATCTTGATGTCAAGATCAGGGTGGCCTTTTTGAACAGCAAGCATTTTGCGTCTGTCCGCTGCTGTGAACCGTCCCTTTGATTCGATAATACAACCGTTCTCCAAGAAAAAGTCCGGCGTATACCATCCCGTACGTAGAAGTCTTTTGCTGCCGCAGTCAGCGCATCGTGCGAGATTCTTCCGCAGAGGCTCGTCGTACTCGTAGCTCCACGTTTCATACGTAAACGGCATACCAACGGCTCGTAAATCTTTAGCCACTCTATCTTCGAACTTGCTTCTACGCCCAGATGGTTGTACATTACGCCTCACCTTCTTCCTCCAGCTCCCTCTCTAGCAGAGCTAATGCTCGCCACACTACCTTGGCTGAGTGTCTCACCCCATCAGTGTCGAGCCCGCCTCGTTCCATGAGGTGGCGCAAGAGGGCGTCAGCTTCGTCCGTGGACTTGCTTTTGTCCCAATGCATAGGCTCACCCGGATGGTGTTGGGCGGTTGCACGGTATGAACAATACGCCACTTCCAACAAAGCGTTTGGAAAGAAGTCCAAGACTCCCGTCGTAAGTGGACGTTGCTTCCGCCATTTGGCAGCTTCCTTTGTACCCGCAAGTGGCTTTGATGCCACGACTGCTGGCGGGCATAGTCTGATAGGTTCTTGTCCATCTAACATCATGTCTCCTTCATCGTATCTGTAACTCATGTTATCTCCGCTACCTTAGGCTCACGCTTCACTTCAACAAAGTGAATCGGCTTGTGTCCGTAGGCAAAGGTACGCACTCCATTCCCACCGTTACTGTCCTTCCAACATTCCTTCTTAAAGTCACAGTAAGAGCAGGCTGTCGGAAGTATGAGGTTCCCTGACTTCCCATATGGTTCGGATGAGTATGCCCTAGTGATGCCATCCACGGCTTCTGACTCCACAGCGTCAGCAATGTTCCTCGCCCTCTCAAGTATTTCCTCTCTGTCTGGAGTAGAGCATGGAGTATACTTGATGTGCCCGTTCTGCTTGTCGATCCAAACGAATCCCTTACCTTCCGAAGCATGGCTAAAGTTTCCGAACTCATCGTAGAACCCGAGTTGCCAACGGTAGCCGAACGAATCATTATCAGCCGTGATCCCATCCTTATATCTTTGGTATCCGTAAGACGATGTTGACTTGACATCGACCGTGTGCCTATCGAGTAGACAGTCGATTCGTCCTGAGACCACCCAGTCGGGTCCATTGGTTCGCTCCACATCACACGTGACTCGTTCTTGTGCATCGAGGACCTCATGCCCTGCCTCCTCTGCCATGTACAACACGGCTTCCTCTAGTATGTTCCCATACAGGAACTTGAACTTGGTGTGTCCATCAAGACCTGAGCCTGAGTCAGGCATGTTGAATTTGTACCAGTGCTGCCTCATGCAGGGCTTGCCAAGATCGGAAGCCCATAACTTGCCCTTCTCACGTGGCTTGTCTCGCTTGAGGGTAGCTTTTGCAAACTCCCCACCTATGCGCATTGCATACTCTGCTGCTAGATCTGAGCTAGGTTCGTGGTCTTGCGTACTGTCAAGTACGGCATAGATGTCCTCGCTGAGACTAGTTATGGACTTCGTCATTTGTTACTCCTTGAGTGCTCGCTTTGCTGCTGCAATCAGACGTTGCAATTTGTTAAGATCTTCCAGACGAAGATAGCTCTCATTCCCACTGAATATAAGAGTGAATGGATAATCACTCTCATCGTCTACGTTAGGATCTGGGTGCTGTACCTCTATCGAAACATCGTAGTCTCCGTCTGACAACACATCAGAAAATGTAGTTCTACGGTTCACGTTAATCCTCATTACTTCTCCTCGTAGCCTGAGATGGCTGCCGCTTGGTTCACTTCACGTTGGCCTGAGCCAAAGTCAGTGTAGAACAGGGCAACCTCGATCACCTTGTCAAGGTACTCTTGCTCAGTACTGAACTTGAATACATCTTGGTGGATCAGGAGCGTGACGCTTTCGACAGCGCGATTAAGTGAGGACTGTCGGATGATACTGATGTCCTTCGTGTTCTTAGCGATAGGGAAAGCGGGCGCACTGCGTACTTTAGGTGCAGCTTGACTCGGAGCAGCTGGTGCCGCACCAGCCGGGGCTGCATTGGGGTTCTGGTTCTTAGCAAGCTCGTATCCATACTTACCATTCTCCACTGTCATGCTCACGTGCTCACCCTCTACGTAGGAGTGCTTGAACCCGAGGTTAATGTCGTATCCCTCAATCAAAGCATGGTAGACAGGCTTGTCACCATACTTGGTCTTGACGGTCTTCGTGTAGATGCTAGTGATAACACCATTGAGTTGCTCTTGCATTTTGTATCCTCTCTTACTGCCAGTAAAGACCCGATGCTATATCGAAGTCCAGTTTGAATGGTAGACTGAATAGAGATTCGATCTCATTACAGACCTCGACCATGAGTACCCGAAGGGCACTCTTGTCCATGTCTGTGTCTACCAGTATGCTATCGTGCACAGTCATCCGTATCTGTGTCCGATCCATAAGAGCGATGCGGTAGTACAATTCCCACATTGCTGTCATGACTATGTCCCCACCTGCAAATCCTTGCACTGGGTAGTTCTTTGTTTCAGTTGGCTTGAACGAGAACTTACGTCCTGTCTTCACCCTCACCCACGGTGGGCTCGATCCTTCAGTGAAGAAGAACTTGCGTCCACTGGTACCATCCTGTACTAGCGAGCAGTACACCTGCTCACCATGCTCTAGGTGAGAGGTCTTCATCAGAGCCACCATGTCGGTGTAGTACTGCCGTTGCCAGTCAGACACACCGGGGTACCTATCATAGAAAGCCTTGATCAGTTGCTTGATCAGCTTCACTGGTTGCCCCGTTGTCTCAGCTAGTCCCTTCGCACCACCACCATAGATCAGTCCGAAGTTTACGTTCTTCACAATGGTGCGTTGTTTCTTTGTCATATCGGATGGTACCTTCCATCCCATGACGCGTCGTCCTGTATTGAAGTGTATGTCCTCTCCGTTCTGTATGTCAGCCAGTAGTTGCGGGTCCTTGCTCAAGTGAGCGAGAGCCACGACCTCCAATTGTTTGAAGTCTATCTCCATCAACTTACCAAATTCTGATACGAAGACCTGACGTGCCTCTGGTGGCATGTTCTGTCCATTGGGCTTGCTGCTACTCAGCCTGCCTGTCACTGTCTGACACATGTTCATCTTCGGATGGATAGTGTCTTGCAATGCTGCCTCCTCTAGGAAGGGACCGAAGTACGTACTCGACAGCTTCACAGCTGCTCGGTAGTCTAACAGGTCAGTTACATATATGCTGGCCTTGCTACCTTTGGGCATCTTGTCTAGCACACCCTTAGCCATAGGGAACCCGAGGTTCGTAGGCTTAGCACTGGGCCACAGTGCAGCGATCTGCTTCGGATTCAGTAGTGGGGCACAACCGGGCTTAAACTTGATCACATGCTTGGTTCCCTTCTTGAACCCTGCTGTTGGGAAGCCAGTGAGCAGGTAGGACACGCACCGTGGTGCTGTGTACTTGATGTCACCCTCATCAAGAGGTCTCCCATCGTCCCACTCTAAGCGGGCCTCGGCCCATGCGAACAACTCCCTATCGTAGACCTTTTCCTTGGATACCAGTCCACTCATTGCAATGGCTGTCTTTGTCTTGTCAATCCTCAGGCCCAGTAGTTCCATGTGTGCCAGTGGTAGGACATGCTGATGCATGTACTCCACATAGCCAGCATGGTTGACCTGCTTATTGAACAGTTGGTTGGTAGCTTGTACGTCGTCTACTAAGTAAGGCTTCAGATCACAGAGTGGTATGTCCTCCATCTTCAGCCCACTGGCTAGGATAGCACCTAGATCCAGTCCTTTAGTGAACGCTATGCCGTGTCTAGCACATGAGTCTACTAGAGAGGAGAACCTGTACTGTTGTCCACTCTGTCGGTACTCACTGTACATGGTGCAGTAGTACTCAAACTTGTGCCACGGTAGGTCCGGTCGTTCCCTAATGAGGTACTTGAGATCGAACTTGAGATTGTGTCCGATGATGCGGACTACATCTCCCCTGTCATGGGCTGTCTCGATCATATCGTATAGGCCATCACCTCTGTGATCAGTGTATATAAAAATGCCATTGGTCCAACCATACAGCAGCACCTTGTTGTTAGGGTACTGAGCCTCCGGGTTCTTACCGTCGACACCACCATTACAGGTAGTCTCTAGGTCTATCGTTATGTCGTACATCTACTGTTACCCTTGAAGTTTCTTGATGTGAACCTACCTGTACCGAGGTCGAACGCGACCTCACTCTTAATGTGCTTGACTGCTAGGTCACAGCACGGTGCAGGTGGTATCTTATTCTTAGCCACGTGGATGTACCTGCTATCCACTGGGCCTTGATCGTCAGCACCTATCATGATAAGGATGTCAGCTTCACCTTGGAGTGCAGTCTTAGACTTATAGATTCGGTCTTGTGGGATGTACTGCATACCTTCAGCTGACGGATCAGCTTGTACAATAGCCAGTACTGGCCCATAACTTTGTGCAATACGTCTGAGTTCCTCACCGAGAGCTTGGAACTTGTCATGGTCCTCTTTAGCTCCTGTTCCTCCAACCTTGAGGAGTACGTTGATTCCAATGAGTCCGTACTCTTTTCCTCGCAGCGTTTGATGGATGCTTCCAATGTCCATTGAAGTGTCATGTACTAGGTCCCATGTGTGTGTGTCTAGCCACGTCTGGTACTGTTGTTGATGCAGGTTGTGTGCTGACATCATGGTGCGGTAGTCCACACCCAGTGCAGCACCCACCATACGAGTGGCTACCTTATCAGGTGCCTCCTCGTTGTTGAAGAACACAGCGTTGCCATCCTTGTCTAGTTGCTCTATCATGTAGCTCATCTCTGAGCACAGGAAGGACGTACCTCCTACCTCGGGTCGCTTACCCACGATGCAGACATCACCCTTCCTGATCGGGCCGATGCTTTTATTGAGGTCTTCCAGTCTCCAGTAGAGACCGTCATCTGATCTCTGATGCTGAGCGAGATCGTTGAGATCGAAGGTAAAGATTTTATCCCTGTCATTCGTTGGGTCATCATACCCAGCTGTTGTGAGTGCGGTAAGCACATCGCCAACACTGGCAGCACCTTTCTTAAAGTCATCGGTCTGTGTTTTGAGTACTGACTCAAACCGAAGGCGCTCCACTTGATCCCTGAAGACATCACGCTGGGGTGCTTGTCTCGTAAGCACGTTGTTAATAATCGTGCCGTAGATCTTGTGTTCGTCGGGCTTCCATCCGGGATGCCCGGTAACTCTGAACCACAGTTCGAAGTCACTGTCTATCTCCTGTTGTGTAGGGTACTCATTGAAGTACTTGCCGTAGTCTGCAATGAGTGTCCATGATTCCCTAGTGCATAAGCCCTTGGTGATCACGTCCTTGTAGGTGTAGTAGTTGTCTCTGTCCGACATGAACTTGAGCATGTCGAGGTCGATGCCCTCCATCATAAGTCACCGCTCCAATCCTTTAGGATGTCATTGATCTGCGTTGTCGTGCAGTTCTTTGGATCTGCTACTAGTTCTTCTTCGTAGCACTGTACTCCACTGATCAAGCCCCACGTTCTAGCTATCATCGCAGCTTGATCTATCACATGCTCACTGTCGTTGTCGAGCCACACTATGCCTCGATGTATGTTCGAGTTGGCGTACAGTACCTCAGGTGTACACTTGATACCGTAGTTGACCACGACTCCTACATTGGGACCATACACATCTGCCAATCTAAGCCCACTAGCCATGTCCTCTACTAGGAAGCACATCAGCTTGTCGTTGGGGTTGAACCTAGTGTAAGGCTTGACCTCGTTATCCACATAGGCATTGAGGTACTTAGCTCCAGTGCCCTCTAATCTACGTAGCTGGAACCCTGTCAGTTCAGTCTCAGTGTATGGCGCACCATTCTCATCTACCCTATCGTAGATAGGTAAGTATACTCTGTGTGTGTCGGGGTCATACGCTATGTGTGCTGCCTTGACCTGTGCCTTAGTAAGTCCCTTGCTCATACGCCACTGAGTAGCCATAGTAGGCCAGTTGGCTAGGTCATGTACTAAGGTGGACGGTTGGCTGAATGGCACACGTTCGTTCATCAGTGGCCTCTTGTCGAAGTCCTTGAACTTGTCAGAGTCATCAGTCAGTATGCCTTTGTCTTGGCAGTTGTGGCAGTACGCCACCACTATACCAGCTGAGCTAGCGGGGCGGGTGAGGTACAGCCTACGCCTAGTGTCCTGCCCTGCGGGGCAGTCGCCATGATTGAAGCGTAATGTCTGACCACGCTTGACCATGCTACACTCATGCTCCCATAATTTCATGTCAATCATCTGCTCGTTCCTTCTCGTATTGTGCTATCTCCTCCGGGGAGTACACCTTGACAGGCTCATGTTCGATGGGCTTGTGCTTGGGTATAGCAAACTCGACTGATGTACTCTTTGTGATAGCTAAACTACCATCGGTATCACCATCATAATCTGCATTGCGCTCTGTCCTCGTGTATCTACCCATCTTCTGGAACCACTCGAACACCTGAGCAGGTGTCGGAATCTTACTGATCCCTAGGTCTTGCATCGGGATAGCATTGCGTTTCTTCTTCGTCATTGTACCTCCACGGTACACTAATTTCCTTAGTACGTGTAAGAGTAAGACAAGTTAATCGTCAGAAAGTTCCCCTAATTCCTTGAGTCTATCTTGTTGTTTTACAACAAGTTCTGCTTGCTCATGTATGATGTGACGGAAGATGCCTGCATCGACATGCCTTGCTGTGATGATATTAGCATACTGGCTATCGTATATCTTGGCAAGTAGCATCCATCCACCAGCTGAAAAGAGAGCAGCGAAGTATATCAGGAGGCTGATGCCTCCCATTGAGAACGGTGCTATACCAGCGAAGACGAGGAGAGCGAGAGCTATAGTGAACAATCGGTTACTGATCTTCGGCTTAGCAATGGGTACAGCGAAGGCAGTGCCTTCAGCGATAGCCTTCTGTTGGGCCTCTGTTAAATTTTCTGGCAATTTTTTATCTGGTTCCACGGTATGCTCCTTCTCTAATGATTTCGAATAGTGTCTTGTTGATCTCGTCACTGTCGTGCAACACCTTAGCGTTGCTGTAGTATGTCTCAACTGCATTGGACTCGATGCCCACACCGTACAACTCTACCTTACTGTCTCGTTCTATGCTGCGGCACACATGCTTGAGGTTAGACGAGCCTGACCCACCATAGGCACCGGCTGGTGCCCCATCACTGAGTACGATGAGGATCTTACGTTCCTCTTTCCTACGTATCAGCTGGTTGTATGCCCACATCACTGAGTCAGCGTCGTTGTTAGCTGAGCTGTACTTGTAGAACTTCGAGAAGTTCTCTGCTATTTGACGAGGGCTGATGCTACGATCCTTGAATCCCTTGATGAGACCTATGTCGCACCGTGTCCTACCATTGGTGAAAGCAGCCAGTTGCACTGGCACCCTGAGTACACGGTCGAACACATACACTAGCCTGCCACTGGCATCAGCAGCATGTACCATCTTGGTCCCTTGCATTGAGCCTGACCAGTCAGTCAGTACGTGGATAGCAGTGTTCAGTTCCTTGCGCTGCACCATATCGTAAAACAGTTTCTTGTTCCAATCACCACCATCAATGGGTGGCATACCTAGCCTCACGATACTGGACTTGTCCAGATTACCGTGGTATCTCTCTCGTCGTACCTTGGTACGTCGTTGTGATTGGAGGTAGCGTCTGATCTGATTACCAAAAGCACGTGACCCTGTGTTGTCAGGCATGAAGGACTCAGGTGTACCCTCATTATCACCATGTCTGCCTGTCTGTACTTGTTGGTCGTGTCCACGACAGTCAATGACATTGACTAGCTTCTGTGGCATGAGTACCACACTGCCTGCTTTGTAGTCAGTCCAGTCTATGCCGATGGAACCAGCTACGTCACCGTCCTTTTTAGGCTTCCACTCATTGTGCTCAGAGAGTACCGCATCCTTCCAGCTAATGACAGTGCCTTGTTGTTTCTTAGCCTTAGCACTAGTCTTATCTTCTTCCCCTTCCACAGTACCCTTTGATTGTGATCCTGCTCCGTCCTCGGACTCGTCATCCATACCAGATACCTCACCCACTTGTCCATCCTCGCCGGATGATTCTGATGGTGGCGCTGGCTGCATCGAGTGACCGTCCGAACGCTGCTGTTCTGCTTCATCTTCGTCCCTCTCTGGGAACAGTCGTTTGTATAGGTCAACGGCTAAGTCCCATGTGTCATGTGGGTCCTTGGTAGCTAGCATCTTGTCAACGTAGCCCTCCGAGTGGAGGTCATTGAGTAGCTTCTGAGCTATAGGTGGTAGGTTCTCGAAGAACCGTGTTCTATTCTGGTTAGGTACACCGTCCCACTCAAGGCGAGACAGTTGACCTAGCCCACACACTGACATGGGTGCTACCTGTTGCTCGGTTGCATCCTCAGGTATAGGCTTCTCCTTCCATGCGTCTGCCACCTCACCTAGTACCACTGTGTTCATGGTGCCCAGACCTACAGCATCACCGATGTGTGCATCAGCTACCTCACGCTCCATACCATCGTCTTCACAGATGTTGAACAGAGCGCACAGTTCTGGAGGTGGGTCACTTAATGCCTTCAGTATCTTGAATGCATCAGGTCTAGTGTGGTGTCCACACTCATGGATCACAAATCCATACAGCTTATCCATTGCATCCTTAGTGATAGGCTGCTTGACCACTGGCAGTATGATGTTCCTGCCATCTGTCATTGCAGTGGTGGCCTGCTTGGACCACGTTAGACCTACGTCCATTGACTCACACCTGCGGTGTAGTACCTGCGTGATGCGATCTAAGTCGAGGATGGATACGTCTTTACTCATG